TCCTATCGAACACCGGACTAAAACGACTAAGAGACTGCTTAAAGGTGTCAAAATTTTTCCGCACTAAAAGCACTATGCCGATTAAAACCAAAATTGCTGCAATTACCAAACCAACCGGGCCGGTAATAACGGCCATAAAACCGCCAGCTTTAGAAACAAGAGCGAACACTTTAATGACAATACCGACAATCTTAACCAGCTTTCCGAATGCAATTAGCATAGGCCCTATACTGGCTACTAAGGCGATATTTTTAAGCACCGCCTTCAATTGTTCGTCGCTCATACCATTCAGCTTATCGGCAAGCTTTTGCGCCCATTCTACAAACTGTTTTAAGTAGGGAAGTATAAATTCACCAATTCTAATGGCTATTCCCTCGATGGCGGACTTTAAAAGGGTTAGCTGTCCGTTCAGGTTATCAAGTCTTCCTGAAGCTGCCTCTCCTGCTGCACCACTAGCACCTTTGATACTGCTTTCCAAGCTGTCATAAGCCTCATCTGTAGAGTTGATTACCGCAAGCATTCCTGCCGTAGCGGTTTTTCCGAAGATTTGGTTTGCATAGAAGAGCTTTTGCTCTTCAGTAAGTCCGGAGAAGCCTTTCTTCATATCGTGCATTACATCGGAAAAGGATTTCATGGTACCATCACTGTTCGTCATGGAGATTCCCAGTTCTCCCATTGCTTTTTTCACTTCTTTGGAATCACCGGTCATATTAAGAAGAGCTGTTCTAAGAGTTGTACCGGCTTGCGATCCGTCAATGGACGCATTTCCCATGATACCGATTGCCGTATTGACTTCCGCGAAATCATAGCCGAGTGTTCCGGCAAGAGAACCGACATACTTATAGGATTCACCAAGACCCAACATATCCGTTTTGGTATTCGTAAATGTAGCGGTCATAATATCCGCGTATTTCTCCGCCTGATCCGCACCTTCTCCGAATCCCGCAAGCGCCCCGACCATAACATCCGTAGCTTCTGCTAGACCTATTCCTCCGGCACTCGCTGCGGAAAGAATACCGTTTAGGCCCTCCATGTTCTGCTTAGCATCCCATCCGGCCATCGCGGTATACTGCATGGCTTCGCCTACTTCTCGCGCTGTCCATGCAGTGGTAGCTCCTAAGTGCTTTGCTTGCTCTACAAGGCCGTTATCCCATTTTTCCCCCATGATGGCTTTTACACCACTCATAGAACTTTCAAAATCTGCTGCAGTCTTCACTGCCGCAACTCCCGCGCCGACTATGGGTACGGTTACTGCCGCAGTCATTCCTGCTCCGACTTTTGCTATAGAGTCTCCGGCTCTTTGTAAATCCCCCGCAATACGCATAGTTCCCTTATCCATCGCAGTCATGGCCGCAAGGGTTTTTTGAAATCCGCCCGTAAACTTATCTACGAGTCTTAGCGTTACGTCTACTGTTCTATTTGCCATTCTTTCCTCCTCTGTTCCATCTCTACCTGAAGGAAGGCATACACAATCTGTTTTTCCCCATATCCGAGATTAAAGAAGTCCGACGGCTTCCAGTGATGCAAACGAAAAAGCCAATACATCGCGTTCGTTTCGCTATCGGACTCAATTAGTTTTTTACTTCTTTAACTTCTTCCTCTTCCAAGAAACCTGAGAACTTAGTTACCTTGTCAGCAAGAGCGGATAGCTCCATTCCGGGGAAAAATAAAAAAGCCAAGTCCTTAGGACTGGCTACTCCAAAATGCTTCTGCAGTTCTTTATCTTTAAGGCTTGGCTCCAGAAGGGCTTCACAAATTATCAAAGCGTTTACGTCATAAGCCTTCGCATAATCTACTCCGCCCTTATCACTCATGGCTGTAGATGCAAGGGACGTATACTCCTTTCCGGATAATGCTCTAAACTTAAGCATTACCTCCTCCCCCATAATCTTTGTTAGGCTCTTCGCCTTCACTTCCAGAAACTCTTCCTTCTGAAACTGCCCTCTGTCAATCTGTAAAAGTTTTTGCGTTAAACTCATACTTCCTCCTATTTCACAATATTAGAAACGCCTTGAATCAGTCTTGCCGCTTTCTTCATCAAGCTGTTCTCCTCAAGATACTCTAAGCCCTTCAATGTAATCTCCGGTCTCGTAAGCTTAATTCTCGGATAAAAATCACCGAAACTCTCAAGCACCTCTCCTCCGGAGATATACCCCTCTTTAAGCAGCATACTCATCATTCTCGACCACTTAGGTAAAGACAGATTTAAGGATTCATGGGACAAAAGCTTCTTGTCCCAGTCCTCGAAATCCATAGACTTATGGAGAATACTAAGTATCTTGTATATACTTTTAAACTCCTCCATAAGACCTCCTAAATTGTGTCGATGAAATCCCAGTCCTCACAAGTAAAGCTGTAGGACTCTTCTGCGTTCTTTCCATGCTCCCAGTCTGCAAGGATTGCTTTATCGAACTTGCAGCCGTATGCAACTACGCGCTCTGTTCCGAGCCCGGCAGGGTCCGCAAGCTTGGAAATGATTTTAAAGTTCGGAACCTTACCCACCTTAAGTCCGTCAGAAACTTTCTTTGCGAGGAAAGAGGAAATCTTATGTAGCTTAACCTCCCCTTTTGCCTCTACTCCGGTAAGCTTCTGCCCATCCATAAGGCTTCTTGTTCTGGAGATTGCTGTATATTTGGCATTAATCTCCAGCTTAAAAGAAGTAACCTCCGCCATATAGGTATCATCTACCCAAAGTTCCCCCCAGGTACCGTTAATGACCTGATCAGATACAAAACCTTCCATCTTTTCTCCTTTCTTACAAATAGATTTCCAAATCCATATCTTCCATAGCGTCCAAGATAGAAATGTTCGCACGGAGGAAAACTCTGGATCCGGTATTCTCTTCTTTCAGATCTTGCTCTGAAAGATTGTTTACATCCTTGCCCTGCTGCTTTAAGTAGTCTCTCTGCCCATCAATATCAATAAAGCACTCTCCCTTAGAAAGCAGATTGGACCGAATCAGTCCGGCAAAATAGGAGTTAATTGCGGTAATGAGCAAGCACTTATTGTCATAAGTATTTGCGTATCGTCCGACATAGGTATCTTCCCAAGCCCTCCTAATATCCTCGTAAATCATATCCATGATTTCCACAATCTTAATCTTCTTAAAACTGTCGCCTTTTAACTCGTTTGTAGTTGTTAAAGAGTTTACACCTCTGTTGACCTTTACCTTTTCACCGTCATACATAAAGATAAGCTTTCCGGCGCCGACTGCTTCATCCGCTTCCTGTTTGGTAAAGCGCTGACAGTCAATGAAATCTTTAAGCGGTGCGTAAGTGATAGAAATACTCAAAGGCGTACCGCAGATAAGACCGGCGATTCTCGGCGTTACCTGTTCCGGAGTAAGCACGGTTCCATCCGGGCGGGTAAGGCTTGCGTTTACATTAATGATTCCTTCGTTATCCCCAAGTACTTCCGGAAGAACAACCTTGCGTTTCAGCTTCTGCTCATTTCTAAGGTTTTTAATCCAGGTAACTACTTCACTTGTCTTGCCGTCAGTCTTAACTGTCGGAATTGCCAAGTAATCAAAACGATTCTGCGCAAAGTATTTAAGCATTGCGGTATACTCTGCATTCATCTTTTCCGCGCCGCTTTGCATCACATAAACAAGGATTTTTCTCGGGGATGTTACATACCCCTGCAAGGCGTCCTTTATGTATTGTGTATTCGCTTCAGATAGTCCTTTCGGAATATCCGTTACCGAATACACGGTAAAGGGATCCATTTTTGTCTTCTCGGAAAGCCCGAGGGCACAGATACCTCTTTCCCCACGCTGGATGGCAGACTCCCCTTTCTCAATGAAGCTAATATTTACTTCCGGAGATTTTAATTTACTCATTCTCTACTCCTCTCACAATCAACTCTTTTACAGTCTCTTCTTTCTTTTCTACCGCTATGGAATCAAACCACTGAAAATGCACAGTGATTTGAAATATGTTATTTTCCGCGCCGATGTAGTCAAATTCCACGCTATCCACATTTACAAGCTTGTCCTTAATTCTCACCTTCAAATGAAAAGCTTTCCGAATCTTTTCAAATACGGAAAGCTCTAATTCTTCATTTGGTGTTTTTTCAAGTAAAGTGATTTTGTATCCGCAGGTCTGCCGGACAAGATTCAAGGATTCATAGTTAAGCGTATATGGCACGATTTCCGTATAAAAAGAGGGAAGCTTCAAGCCTTCTCTCACGTCGGTTCCATAAATCTTAAAATCGGGAAAGGTCACTTTTAGCGCAGCATTACAAGACCTTTTCACTTCTAATAATTCAATCATAAATTGTGCCTCTTCATTGCTTTAGCAACAAATTCATCGGTATCATCTCCGAAGCTTTCGTTAAACTCTTCTCTCGTCCGATCTGCATAATGCAACCCCGGAACGAATCCTCCCGTGTCATGGCCAAACAGCCATTTCCTGTGACCATTCTCCAGTAAATGGAATAAAGGGTGCTTATTTGTTACGGATACCGCTGTCGCATGGTACAAAAGGTCCTTCTCCATCTCAATCTTCCATTTCTTCGAGATTGGCTTTTTCCCTTTTGTATAATGCTTGTAACCCTTATCGTTACAGGATTCCTTCCACGCTTTTGCCTGCTCGCGAAGATACTTCTCAGATTCTTCCGGAAATTCGTCTATAATGCTTTGAAAATCTTTGTCTAGCCCGTGAAAATCGATATCCACTGCATCACTCATAGGCTAGCTCCTTTTCCTTCTTCTCCGTGCACATACACTCGACAATATAGTTTTCCTCCAGCGGATTAATAATCGACTGGATTATGAACTGCCGGTCTTTATACAAGAGGATATCCGTAGGCTTTAAGCCCTCCCAGTAGCGAAGCGTAATCTTAACGGACAAGGAATGGTATTCCTTGTAATACTCTGTATATTCACTTCCTCTTACCGGTCGAATCTCTCCGTAGAGCTTTTTAACCGGAATTAGCTTCGTCACAGTGGATCCTACAGCATTTTCCGACTCATCGTAGCGGTAGACGGAAAGCACTTTCCGAAGCCGTCCTGCATTAATCGCCATTTTCACCACCTCTCGGAAGAAGATTCTTCGCGTGCATGGAGAGGATGACTTCTGCAGTACGGTTAACATTATTCTTATCCACAATCATGGAACGATTGTCATACATATCCGCAATGAGCGTAAGAATCGCAATCGTAATATCCTCGTGCCTCTCCATTTCCAAGTCGCTAAGCCCTGTATAAGACCTTGCATAGGATAGCGCCGCAATTTTCATTGCCTCCAAGGATAAATTTTCGCTGTCTGTTACATCGTCGTCCATAATGCGGCAATAGTTCGTGATAACCGGTATCGTAAGTTCACTTACCTTCATTCCTCCCCCTTTCAGAGTATGCAGAGCTAAAATATTAGACGTGCTTTAGGATTTACTAAACTTTCTTACCTTGCACCAAAAGCACGCCTCTATTAGTCAAATTCTTACTTCACAGTAAGCTTTGCAAGCTTCTGCGCATTCTCTACCTTGGCATCAAACTCCATCCATGCAACAACTCCGATTGCATGCTGGGTAGCAAACTTCTCTCTAAGAACCTGAACCTCCATATCCTCGGAAAGCTTTACAGCAAGTCCGGATAAATCGCCATAAAGCACGGCATTCTTTCCGGTAGCGATTTCATCCATGTTTTCAGATACATAGACCGGCTTTCCAAACAAGGTATATCCCCACTTGGTAGTTGCATCTTGGTTAAGCAGGTATTTTCCATCTCCATCTTTAAGCAGCCTGATTGCAGTTCGTGTAGCTCTAGACATAATCCAACAAGCGTTCCCCTGATATGCGTCAGGTACTGAATCCTGCAAGGCGATAAGGTCATCAGCATCTACCTTTCCAACTGCCTTACTTGTTACCGACTGAGTAATGCCCTTGATCATGCCGTCTACTTTTCCGGTAGCGCCCTTAAGAAGAATACCCTCAATCCAAAGAGATACTGTCTCAGCCATCTTATTCACTACGAAAGAGGTAATATCAAACTGAGAATTGTTAACAAGGCTCTTAGATACCTTAGACAATGCGCCGGCAAGAAATCCCTTAAGATTGATACTTCCAAACTTTCCAGCGGAAGACTCAAGTTCTACAAACTCATCCACGAAAGCCATCTGAATATCCTTGGCATCTGCCGGATAATACGGAATAGAAAGATCGCCCTTCACATTGTATCGGGTAGCCTTATTAAATACCGGAGAAATCTCATGCACCTTCTGAATAATCTTGTTAGCGATGGTCTTCGGAATCACCGCTCCGTTATCTCCTGCAGTTAAATTATCCGCTCTTTCCTCCAGAACAATTCCGCGGATATAGTTCTCAAAAGCTCTCTCTTCTTTCACCTCTTCCTTTTCCTCCTCTTTCTTCTCTTCCTTAGCCGTATTCTCGGTTAAGTTGTAACTGGAAGCTCTTTCCAGCTTGTCAATAGAAGCATCCAAGTCTTTTACTTTCTGCTCCAATTCGGTAAACTTGGTATCCTCTTCTTCAGTAAAGGCTCTAACTTCCGCTTCTACTTTTGCGGTCAGTGCCTTTAACTCCTCAACTGCCGCATTTCTCTGCTCCTGTAATGCTTTCATCTTTTCGTTCATGCTTTTAATCCTTTCCTAAATGGTTAATTCTTTCCCAATAGCTAGTAAGCTTCGGGTATTCCTTCGTTTCTGCGATTTCTGCTCTTACTTCTAAAACTTCACCTTGGATAATTTCATCCGCTCTCGCGCTAATCAAAGTGCCTTCATAGCATGGAAGCTTTCTGTCGTCGATAATGGAAACTTCTTTAAGATCCATATCTTCAACATAGCGACGCTTTAGACCATCACGCACTTCCTCGTTCCGTGAATCCCTGTCATAAAAGCCAAATGACCAGCCTCTAAGCTTACCGGCTCTTGCCTTTTCAATTACCTCACTATCTGTAATCGTCGCCCTAGCCTTTAAGCCGATTGAATCCTCAGAAAGCTCTAGGTTTGTCTTGGTACTTCCGAGAACTCTTTCGTGATCGTGGTTTAACAATAAATCCACGTCATTTCTTGTAAGTGCCCTAGTAAAAACACCGGGAACAATCTGCTCAACAAATCGCTCTCCGGTGCTTCTATCTCTCATAGGTCTTGAATCTCTTCCCACGGCATTTACATAGCCTTCAATTTCTACGGAATCATTCCGTATTTGAATCTTCATTTCCTTCTTCTTTCTCCTTTCTTATCATTCTTTCTCTATCCTCCGTAGCAAGCTCGATTCCTCCTACCTGATTCATATTGGGGACAAAGGTCATACCGCCTTTCTTCGGGTAGTATAGGACGTCCTGCAATCCTAGCTTTACAAAATCCAAGCCAAGAGGCTCTAGGTTCTCTTTAAAACGAATTTCATCAATCTGCATAAATCCGTTCTTACTTGCTACCTCATAGGCTTGATATCGCCTTAATATGTCAGCCTTAGTAAGCTCGGAAGTGTCCGCCACCCATTTATAATCCCCTTTTTCAGACTCGAGTAAAAAATCCCTGTTTAAGGCATTTTCGAATTCTGTAAGGATAGGTTGTATGCAATATTGCATGAATATCAATCTATCCTCCTCCGAGGGTGTAGCCTCACGGTTGATAAACTGATACGGAACACCGAATATCTGGCATATTTGCCTAGTAAGTGTATTGATATTCTCGTTTAACTGCATTTCCGTCTGGCTGGCGCTGCTTTCTTGGAATTCCAAGCCGTCATTCAGGATAACCACATTTTCGGCGTTCTCGTCAGAATACAATCTTGTCCATGCGTCTTTTAAAGCATCCAAGGATTCTTGGGACAGCTTTCTATCCGACTTTACAAATCCTCGTTTATTTCCGCCAATTTTTAGCTGCTTATTCTGGAAACGCATAATTCCATAGGCAATAGAAAACGGCTCGGAACTTTCTTCAATCACACTAACACTTCGGAATCCATCTTTAGTATTCCTTAGTAGCTTTAAAAACTGGTAGGGGTAATACTCCTTACCACCCACTAAGATTTTATAATCCTTAAAGATCGGGTCTGCGTTATAACTGAATGCCACCTGCAAAGAATCCACATACCGGATACTTTTTACTTTGTTACCATATCTTTCAATATAGGCATATCCCCCTTTATCCAAAAGATAATCCTGTATGAGAGCCTTTTTCATCTGAAACGCATCTAACGTATCTCCGGTATCCATATTCAACATCTTAGTCCTTACATCATCTCGCACTTCTGTAAGTTTTTGTTTATCGCTGTCCACCTTATACAGTTTAAAGGGAATCATGGCTACCGTTTCACTAATGCGACTTACGCAAGCGGAAACTGCCGGTATCTGCATTGCCTTTTCTCTGCTGATCGTTGAACCTAAAAGCAAGGCACTTAGCAGTTGTGTATCCAATACCACCTCAGTATCGGCTCTAATCTCTTCTGTTTTACTTTTAAATGGCCACATATCTTTCTCCTATACGACTTGTACAACAAATTCACTTTGCAAATTGCTTCTTTCCAGCAGGCAAACGGCATTAATAAGGGAAACCACCATATCCACCTTTCCGTTTGACTTTTTCTTATTTACATACTGGTTCTTGTTGGTGTCATAGACACACTTTGCATTCTGGAAGTTGATTTCTAAAAGCGGGTTACTCTCATAGACGAATTCCTTTTTCAGTATCTTTTCTTTCAGGTATTTCGTCGCAGGATGCAATACTGAGGAATGCTGTTTAAGCTCTATCATCTGATAGCCCTCTTTTTCGAGCTTTTGCGCCGTAGATAAAGCATTCCACCGGTCAAAGCCGATTTCCTGTATCTCTACGCCGTACTTTTCAGGAAGGCTTAAGATAAAGTCTTCGACAAAGGTGTAATCAATCACTCTGTCGCCGCAGGAAAATACATGTTCCGTTTTACAAAGGTTTCTATAGTCCACTCTCTCCGTCTGACTCTTCTCTTCTATGCGATCCTCCGGAATAAAGGCGAAGGACTTGGCATAAAGTTTTCCCTCGGTATCGATACAGACCATCGAAACGGAAGTATTATCGTTTGACTCTGATAAATCCAGCCCCAAATAGACCTCTTTACCGGTCCAATCAATAGAGTCCACTCTGCAAGCTTGCACATCTTTAACATCGATATAACTTTCGGTGCCGACACCCTGATAAATGATATTGCAGTGCTTCGTAACGAAGTTCTCTCTTACACTTGCGGTCGCGATAGCCCTCGTCCTCTTTTTAAGGAGATCCTCCCAGATTTCCGGAATCTCTAAAGCGACAGGGTTCGCCTGTTTAAGAATCAGGTCGTCCGTTTCCCAGTCCTTCGGATTATCCGGCTCATAGAGAAGGGAAAACCGCGTTTCATCCGTGACAAGACCGTTAAGAACCTTCTTTGAATAACTCACTTCTGCTTCAAAAGGGTTGTCTATGGTTGGATACTTCGTAGAGATAACAAATCCCAGTTTGTTCAAGATATTCAACTGTCCGGAACGCATGGCTTCCAACGGGTAGATTGTTGGCAGCGCTCCAACCTCATCCGCACAGAAGGCATTCGGCAAACGGCCGTCCATTCTGCTTGTGGAAAAGGAAAGCGGGGTATAAACCGAGTTAAAAGGCTTAAAGCTGATGTAATCCCGTAAAATCTTGAATCGATTCACGCCTTTATAGGAGTAGACCAGAGGAGAAGAACGAAGCATTTCTGCAATGGCCTCTCGAATTTCTCTGGACAAGCTACCGTCCGGTGCCACACTAAAGAACTTGGAGAACTGCGGTTCGGTAAGAAGCAGCAAAATAAAGATTGTTGCAACCGTAAAAGTTTTGAAATTTTTCCGCGAAATTTCCAATAATCCCGTTTCATACCGCCTTTTCTCCTCATTATCCCTATAGACAACGCAGAAAATTGCAATATAAAAAAGCCATTGGTAACCGCAAGTACATTCGTACAGAGACCGCCCGGCTTTTAATCCTTTAGGCATATTTAGGAGTTTCAGAAGTCCGCTCAGTTGTTTTAGCTTCTTTTCGCTGATCTTATACTTCTTATCTTTTCCTTCGCATATTCGCATGAAGTCCTTCATCTGGAGCTTTACAAACTTAGGGGTAGTGTTCTCTTTGACTGCCTTCTTGCAGTACAGATACGCTTTGTTTTCCGTCATTCATTATCACCACCATTTAATAGCTTAAGTAACGGATCCTCTTCCTCATCATCTTCCTTTCCTTTTCCAAGGTCTTTAATAATCTTCATCAAGGTCTGCACCGTTCGATTTGCAGAATCCGTAGTCCTGTTGTATTCCGATACCGCCGGGTGCGTATAAATGTTCTCCCTGCCCTTAACATATTCTTTCGTAGCGATTGGGCCGTCTTCCTTTATCGTCTTCTCGAGGTCAGTAAGAATATTCAATTGCACCTGATATCTTTTAAAAGTCGTTAAGAAAAAGAAATTGGACTGCACACCGCTTTCTTCTGCGATCTTTAATATCTCCTTGGCCTGCTGCTCTAAATTAAGTTTTTGTTTCATTTATCCTCCCCTACCAATGCTTGCTCTTTACTTCTATGTATTCATACCCTGCTTTTTCTGCATTGGTTTTCCAGTATTGCTTCATGGGTCCAAGATATAACTGATTCTTTTTATTAGCTATTTTTACATCGCTATACCCCTTTTTCTTCATATTAGCGGTATGCTTCGCTAAGGCTTTTTCCCCAATATCCCGCATAGAGCCCCGGCCGCCATTTCTTGACTTTTCAGCTACTACTTTTAACTTTACGGGATTTGCATTCTGCCCCTTCCTCATAATGTATGTGTTCTCATGCACCCCATTAGTGGATACTCTCATACTATCCAAATTACTGTACTTCCCTAATATGGTTATGTCGGCTTCACTAAATGTTCCTCCAACTCTTCTATCTCCATGATATGGGTGATTGTGCGTTAGAGTACTGGCCGTAGAAACTGAGGGCGGGATAGCCGTATTCCCCTGCTTTCCGGATGTTACTGCTTGTATCAATACACCGTTTTCATCAAATACTCCGGCGTACTCAGTTTTATAATCCCTTATAGCGTTTTCAAAATCATGTACATTCATACCTTTAAATCGATGCGTAACATCATAGAACTGTATCTTTCTTCCTCCACCACTCGTCGAGTGACCTCTTCCACTACTTGCTCCTCTTCCTCCCATATTCTCTCCATAAAAAGAAGAGACAAGCTTTAAGCTCATCTCTTCTACAATCTGAAAACACTCTATTTACTCCAGAATCATTAGACCTTCATCCGTAAACATATCAGGGTAATATTTTTTTAAGTATTTATCATACGCTTCGTCGTCATCTCTGGCTTTTAAGAACTCCTGTCCCTGTTCACTAGGTAAAAATTCTTTCTCAAACCACTCATCTTGCTCCGAAATTACTTCATCCACTGCTTCCTTCATAGACTCTTCCCAGTCCCGCTTAAATTGTTCTTCATATTCTTTCGTCCCTTTTTTATACGGATTCATCTTTCCACCTCCTCAAGGTGTCATTTTCAAAATAAACTACCTCTGCATCTCTAAAATCAAAATTAAATTTTCCGCCATATATAAGTAGTATCGACGGATCTATTACTTCTATCATCTCTTTTACTCCGTTTTTCCACGTCTGTAAAGCTTTTTCATCCTTCTTTACTCCTATGGTGCTGATGGATACTATAGAGCCCTTTGGAATTCCTTTAAAGCAAAAGTCAAATGTTTCTTTTTCCGCCCATGAAAGTGTAAGGATAACCGGAATGCCGTAGGACTGATAGTAGGCGCCAATCAGCCTTGACCTGTACACATTCCAAACCTTCATCGGCATAGGCATATCCATGTAAAGGCTAAAATCCGGACTCAAAATACAGTCATATTCTTGGAACAGTTCGATATAATTCTCGGGACAGTTCCAAACCCTTTCAAACTGGTAATCATCAAGGTAAAAATGGATTCCTATGTTCTTTTTCTCGGATGTTTTAGCATAATTGAATCCTATGAGCTCTTCCGGGACAAATCCGTCATTCCGGATAATAGGCATCTGCCAGAAGTCCTTAGTAAATTCACATCGACTCTGAATGTCAAGATTGTATGCTCTGTTCGTTCTTTCTCGCTCATCACCGTAGTATCCTTCCTCTTCATCTGTAAGCTCTATCGGATCCAACTGAATATCAGGCAGCTTTAAGCCGAAGTCTGAAAAATCAAAGTCCAGCCCTTCAAGTTCGAGCTTTAAAAGAGCGTCATCCCATGTTGAAACCTCCGAAACGGAATTATCTGCTATTCGGAAAGCCTTTACCTGCTCATCGCTTAGGGCGGCAGCCCTTATGCAGGGAATCTCTGTCATCCGAAGAAGCTTAGCAGCCTTTAGTCTCGTATGCCCGGCAATAATAACTCCGTTCTTATCGATGACAACCGGCACTTGAAAGCCGAATTCCTTTATGGAGTTTGCCACAAAGCGTACGGCGCTGTCGTTATGTCTCGGATTATTCTCGTACGGTATTAAGCTATCGGTTTTCAAAAACTCCAGTTCCACAAAATCCCCCTTAAAGCGTTATTTTTGTGAAGAAAGGTGGGGCGTCGGTGCTTAATTTTTAATAATTTTATTGTTTTAAACCCCAGGGGGGTATCCCTCCACCGTGCTCCACCTTATTGACTAAGCCATACAACTCCTCTTCGCTTATAACATTCTTCTCTGCCATCTCGTGATGATATCTACAAAGAGTAACGAGGTTCTCGTCCAGTAGCCGCCCTTCTTTGTAGTTCTTTATCTTTACTATGTGATGAACTTCTAAGCTGTCTCTAGTAATTACTCTGTCCACCTGTAAACAATACACGCATAGATACTTGTCTCTTTCTTTAATCTCCTCTCGCTTCTTCTTCCACGCTGTCGAGTTTCTGAACTTCCTCTGCTCTGTCATCCTGTCCGCTATACGACTGTATGGCTTACATGTTTCTCCTAAGCTATGAAGCTTACCGCATATAGGGCATAGCTTTTTCATGGCATCTCCTGTTCGGGTATAAAAATTGGAGCCGCCTATCTTTTTGGATAAGCGGCTCCGTACAGATTCAAAG